GCAGGCCCCTCGACGTGGCCAGCGCCAATGGCCGCAGTGATGCTGTCCAGGTCGTCGGTGGTGAGGCCATAGCGAGCGCACCAGGCGGCCCGCGTCGAATCGTCGGGTTGAAGGACGAGGCCGGACGGTTTCCAATCGCTGACGTCGCGCGAAGCCTCCGCGACGCGGCGCTGATCCGTCTGGCCCGCGCTGACGATGAGCATGCGCCGACAAATGGCGCTGACGACGGGATCGTGTCCGGCCAAATTGATGAGCCCAAGGGCCGTGCCGCGAAGCGTGCTGCGCAGTCTCTTCTCAGACGTCGCGTTGACTGCCTTTGTCCACGTCGTCTTGGCCAAAATGCGACCGCATTTCGGCGTCCACACGAGACCGCGGCTGGTCGGGCAAAACCATCCGGAACAGAACTCAACGTTGTCAGCGCCGACCTGCCGAGCGTCCGGGATGAGGCCGTACCGCCGGAGCGAGGACTCGTACGCTGCGAAGTCGAGGTCGCCTTGATACGCGACGACGCAGTCGTCGCCGAGCACCATGACGTGAACGCGACTCGCGCCGGCCGAACGCGCGGCGGCGATGTTGACGGCAGCGTTGATGATGGAATTGCCCACACTCGTGTTGGCATCGCCAGACTTACGCTTGCACCAGATGTTGTACGTGATGTTTCGCATGTACCCTTTGGTCGGCTTGGCGCGCGTCGGCCCGCGGCGCGTGGCAAACTGGGAGGCGACGAACGCCAAGCCCGCCTCGTCCATGCCCATACGCCGATAGGCGTCCAGTTCAACCTGGAGCAGGCCTTCGGACACGGTGCCGTCGAACTTACTGAAGTCCGTCTCGACGAGGCGCCACGGCGCCGACGAATGAGTGGCGATCCAAAACCCGAGCTGGTCGGCGCGGGCGCCGCTGACGTAGAACGCCGCGTCGGCGTCGGGCACTGACTCGCAGTTCCAGACCGACTTGAGGTAGTCGGAGGCAGGCAGGATGTGGGACGCGCCGGCAAGTGCGTACATCTCATCGCGACCCTGAATCAGACGCGGAGCCTTGCCAGCATGGGTGTACGCATTGTCGGCTGACGGGCCCTTGCCGACGATGAGTTCGGACTTGATGAAGGCCTTGATGCGCGTGTCCACGTCGTGTTCGCGACAGCCGGCGAGCGCTTTGGAGATGGCGCGGCGTGCCAGGGCCGCCTTGGCTGGCACCATGTGGTCTATGACGGCCTTGAGCGGCATGCGCGGCAGCGTCGTGCTCGGAATAATTTCTTCGACGACGGCGCGGACTTCGGCGAGATCGCAATCGCGCGGCTCGTGGCGCTTTGGGTTGGCGCGCTCGACGAGGGCGACCTCCTGGCAGGCCAAGCAGTTGCCGTGCCAAATCGGTTTGAGGACGCTGCCCCCGTAGTACACGTCGACGACGGCGTTGTAGGCGACCTCGGCGCCGCAGGAATGCGGCAGGTCGGCCGTCGTGGTGTACGTGCCATCCGCCTCGTTGGCCGGCTCTCGATCCGCGCATGTCGACACGACGACGCGGTGGTCGAGGTGAACATAGTCCATGATGCTGGCGCGGAGCGAGCCGATGACCTCGGTGGCCGCTGCAGCATTAGACGCGGACAGGCTGCTGAAGGAATCGTAGAGGTACTTGGCGGACGCGGCGATGACGGTGCTAGCGCCAACAGCAGCGACCGCCTTAAGCGGTTCCTCATACGCGACTTGGGCAGCGTTGGCGATGACCGTGCCGGCGGCGCGTGCCGTGGCGTGCACGTAGCCTCGTCGTTTGTCGACCTCGGCGACGGCTGTTGCGGCGTCAGCGTGTGGGTTGGTAAACGCGCTCGCCAACTGGGCCA